ATCGAAACAAATACTGGTCTTGTCATCTTCTCAGAGACTCAACAGTTCCTTCTCCACACAGATAGTGATACGTTGACTCCTGACACAGGCAAGCTGTCTAACATCTCCACCTACCGATATAGCCCTGAAGCAGCTCCTGTTTCTCTTGGGACAACCATTGGGTTCCTTGATAGTGCAGGTGTGAATGGTCGCTTCTTTGAGATGTTTGACATCCGCCGTGAAGGTGAGCCACAAGTCATTGATCAGACAAAGATTGTCCAAACGCTCTTGGAGAGCGACACTGACATTGTGATCAATAGCCGAGAGAACAACACTGTCTTCTTTAGCAAGTCAGGCACAGACAAAGTTCATGGCTACCGTTATTACAACGTGGGATCCAAGCGAGTTCAGTCAGCTTGGTTCACATGGAAGTTCCCGTTCAACATTGAATATGCCTTTGTTTTAGATGACGCTCTTCTTTTGGTGTCGTCTGATTACAAACTGTTAGAAGTAAACCTACAACGTAAAGACAACAACCGTCACGTACCTGGAGAAGATTTCTATGGCGAAGCAACAACGTACAAAGTCCACCTTGACTCCTCTGAAAGTGTCACGGCTGGTTCTTATGACAGTGGGACTGGCCTCACTACCGTTAGTTGGTCTGGTACTGGGACAGGCACTGTCGCGGTTGTCGATCCTTCAGATGGAAGTACCTTCATTGCCAATAGCTCCAGTGGATCAACGCATACCTTCCGAACTGATCTTTCCGGGCAAACCCTGCTTATCGGCTACCTGTATGAACTGAAGGTAGAGCTGCCAAAGCTGTACGTAAAGACCAAAGCAGCTGATAAGACCACAGCTGACGTGACTGCCTCTCTGACTATCCAACGTGCCAACCTACGGTTTGGTTCTGTTGGTCAGATTGATGTCACACTGAAACGTCGTGGCAAGCCTGACTACTCAGTCAGCTATGACTCGTCCCTTGCCGACTGGTACGGGGAAGACGAACCACCTGTTATTTCTGAAAGGACAGTGCAGGTTCCTGTGTATGAGAGGAACCACAACGTCAATATCACTATTAAATCAACTCACCCTGGACCCGCTTCATTCCACTCAATGACTTGGGAGGGTGATTACACTCCCATGTATCACAAGCGTGTCTAAATACATCCACCCCATCACAATGCAGGCTGCCTATGAGGTGGCCTGTAATTTACGACCAGAAGACTACAGAGAATGCACTGAGGGTCATGGACATGATCCAAAGCTCGTTCTACCAATTGGTGCTAAACAATCGGACTCTGTCTATTTCACAGTACCCAATGGAGAAATCGCTGGCGTAGCTGGTGTGGGTCAATCTGGAGACATCTGGATGCTTTGCACACCTGCTATTCAAAAGTACCCGGTTACGTTTGCACGAGAAGCAAAACGCTATGTAGAAAGCCGAACGGAGAAGCTCCTTTGGAACATAGCTGATAAACGTAATACCGTTCACCTCAAGCTTCTCAGGTTCCTTGGTTTTAAATTTCTTAGAGAATTGAACTACGGACCAAACAACTTACCCTTTATAGAATTTTGCCGTGTGCGAACCAATTAGCATTGCGATGGGTGTCGGCCAGGCAGCATCAGCCATTGGTGGATACCAATCACAGGTAGCTCAAACAGAAGCAAGAAACAATCAACTTGCAGCAAATTACAATCAAAGACGAGTTGCTTATGAAAAGGCAACCTAGACAGAATTGCTGGATATGGTGCCAAGGTCATTGACACAGAGCTAGCTATTGACGAAG